ATGGATACAAATCAGTGGAGCGTCGCGGAACGCAATTTGGCTGACGACGAGCGCGAGTTGGCACGCAGGAACTTGGACGAAGCAGGCGTCCTCTCCGATGTGCCTGCAGGGGTGCTGAAGCAAGTTATATGGAAAGGGCTGGACTCACTAAGCTCAAAGCAACTGGCTGTCTATGAAAACCAGATTCGACTCAGTTTGGTTGAAAAATGCGGCGGGCCATGCAACAACTTCGTGCCGACAGGCGTAGATAAGTGCCACAACTGCTCGCTGGAATACTAACCAACAAAGTAAAAGGGGCCTCGCTAGAAGGCCCCTTTTTTATCAACACACACTCAGCGCAACTGAAACCCAAAGCACTCTTACTTCTTCTTTCTCTTTCCACGAGAGAAGATAGCATTAACGGTATGCTTTACGGCTTTTTCCTGAAGCACCTGAGTTCGCACATCGCTGGCTGGTATAAGGGTGAGAATAACGGTACAAATCTGCAGCAAAGTCAATGATGCCAAAATCACAAAAGAAATCGCCCTAAACACCTCGACGTGCCCCCTGACGAAAGGAATACCCTTAACCAAGGGAGCAACCAGGCCGACTATTAAGACAATCGCAAGAATGACCGTAGAATTTACAATTGGCTCAAGTAACTTGGTGACCTTTTCCGCATCCTTTGGATTAGCCTCCCCCTGCTTCCCTTGCGACATCTGAAGTCGCTCCGGATAAACAATTGCCAACCATGCACCGACCACCGCAAAAATAATTGCCGCCGTATTCCTCAGAGCCTCATACAGCGGCCATTGCTGAGCAAAAGACACGGATCCACCCTGGACTACTGCGGCACCGAGGACGCATATCCAGACCGAAACCAAAAGAATCTTCTGCCACCTTTTCATTATCCCGCATCACCAATTATGGCCGTCTTCTTCCTCGAAAAAGCCTTCGCAAGATCTTCAGCAGAGAACACGCCATCAACTTTATCGACGTTCAGATCATAGCTCGCCGACGCAATACTGCCGCTTAACCATACCGGCTTGGCCTCTTTTTCGAACTTGAATGCTATGTCATTTCTCTTCGGCACAAGATCGTCAGACACATCATCAATCATCGACCTAACCTGTTCCTTGGTCATCGACACTGGAATTTGCTGACGAATACGAACAGTCTTCGCGGCAGGAGCGGCAGTCATGCCCCAGAAGTCCAAGATGCGTTGGAACCGTGCTCTTTCTGGCTGAGTTACCGTATTAATTTCAGCAACCCTGATGATTGACTTGATAGATGCGGCCTTCTTGATAATTGCCGCTTCCTGGCTGCCACTTCTCTTCAGCTGAATCTCAAATCTGGCTCGCAAATCTGTGCGCAGCTCACCGTTCTCATCCTCATACCCTAACACCTCGACCTCATCACCCTCTTGGTCGAAATGCACTAGGCTCGTCGAATTCTCCAAGAATTGATGAGCGTAGTGCTTGAACTGCGGAAGGCCGAAAACCGTGTCGCCGTACACAACAGGCGCTATCAGCTCCGCCTCAGGGACAAAGAGAAAATAGGTTGGAAATCCGGGAATGCTATTCGCGGCCACTGGGTTCGAAAGTACCGTGCCAGCCCCCACCGGCGATGCCGCTGGGACAGACGCGACAGCACCTTCATCAGCAGGCACCTCGTTCCACAAAGTGAGAATCCAGCAACTACCATGCTGCTTGATATCGAATAAATATGCGGGAAGGCGGTCACCGCCGCCCTCAACCCGCGTGTCTTCCAAATTCTTCCCTGCGGAGTAATCACGAAGCTCCTCCAAGAAAAATTCAAGCCCTCCGATCGCAGGATCCGTCTGCCCATATTTGTAGTAACCGCAGTACGCTGAACGATAAAATCTCAAGCTAAACTTCGACATCCTGTACCCCTGTGGTCCTTGAATGGCGAATATACATCGGATCGCTACACCCGGTGCTGCTGGCCCCTACCAAATCTCAACCTGCCCTTCCCTCCATCCGGCCCTTCGCCTTGGGCTTGGTCTCGGCCGGCGGCTTGCCCGGCGTCAGCGCCGCCTTGATCCGCTCGACCTCCTTCGCCCCGGCCTCGGCCAAGCGCCGGGCCTGTTGCTGCTGCTGGCGAGTCGGCGGCAACCCGGGCAGTGGCGGAGGCAGCTGGATCGGCGTGCTGTCGGTCAACCGGGCGACGGCCTCACGAAGTGGCAGATCGGGATAGAGCCTGGCCGCGCACCAGCGCTCCGCGTAGCGCTTTGCCTGTCGGACGTTGGCGGCGCGCGCTTCCTTGGTGTGCCACATCTTCTGGCCTTCCATCCATAGCCGGACGCCAGGACCGCCATCGGGCGTGACGCTGGCCGTTTCCCGGCCGTTGTACCAGAGTGCCCAGCGCTCACCGGTCTGGACCCAGCCAGAGGAGATCGGAGCGGTGCGGAAACCTTGGTAGCCGTGAGGAAGACGCATGCCCGCAAGGATACGGCCGGCCGTCGCAGATCCTGCGAATGCGGCAGCGACCTGCCTGAATCGTTCGAACTGCGTGCCGGCACGACGCTGCTCACGCGCCCCCGGGTTGAGCTGCCTGCGGCCCCGGATCCGGCAAGTTCAGGATGGCCGCCCTGCTCGGCCGCCGCCATCGGGCAACCTTGCGCTGTCGGCTCGGGTTTCCCTTACGCAGCCAGCCTATGCTCGTAGAACGGGTGCCGCTTGTCGTCAAAGATCCGGTACAGCGCGGTCAGGTCGACTGGATCAGGGTTCAGCCAGGCGTCGACGTGCTCGGGCTTGATGTTGATGATCGTCCGGTCGTGGCCGGCGGCGGCCACCTCGGGCTCCGGGTCGTCGGTGATCGCGGCAAACGACAGCAGATCCGGCTCCTTGCCGGCCGGGTCCACCCAATGCGACCACAGGCAGGCCACCAGCATCGGCTCGCGCGTGCGCGGGGTGAACTGCACCACCTGGTTCTTGCCCTCCGGACCCTCCACGTTCTCGTAGAAGGTATCGACCACCATCAAGCCGTGGGTGTGGCCGAAGGCCGGCGCCCAGAACTTCTCCAGGCTGTCTCGGCGGGCGTTGTAGGTTCCTGGGAAACGCTGGTCGTAGTTGGCCGGCTTGCCGGCCAGCCGGCATTGATAGCGCATAGGCTTAATCGTCAGCTTGCCGCCGTCGGAGACAATCACCGGTGCGTAGACCCCGGGGAAGATCCGGCTGTCCCGGTCCTTGCCCTCGGCGCGCTTGAGGTCGGCCAGCTTGCCCATCGCGCGCTCGATCTTGTTCCCGGCGATGCGCACGTCTTCCCGGGCCTTCTTCGTCTCCTTGGCCTGCAGCGATCGCTCGGCATCGGCCAGCCGCTTGCGGTTGGCGAAAATCTCCTGCTCCAGAATGGCGGCCTCGGCCCGATTCCACTGCTGGATCTCCGCCCACACAGCCCGCTCAGCCGCGCTGGTGCCGGCCCGGAATGCGTCGTCCATCGCCTTGGGGGTCTTGGGCCGCTTCTTGCCCGGGTCGTGGGCGTAGAGTGCGGCGAACTCCTGCAGCGACACCGTGGCGCCGGTCATGCGAACCAGCTTCTGGTAGGCGGCTTCGATTTGGGCGGAATAGCACATGGCGGCAATCTCGCCGCAGGAGCCGTAGACATCGCGTGATAAGGGGCCTACCGCGTGAGCCGAGTGGTCAACACCCTCTCAAAAAACGCCGGGGGTTACTGGGATCTGTCGCCTGATCTCTGAACAGCGGTCTGGCCGCTATCTGCACACAACTATGTGGCTGTAGAGACGAAAGGTGGATCGATCACCAAGCCCGAATCTTCACCCTGAATTAACAACTTCATGATATTTCTATAACGCTCATGAGAGCATTTCACACGGACGCGATTTACATGAAAAGAAGCGAACTAGCGTGTCTCTTGGTCGTTTTGAGTGCTGGCATGGCCTACGCTCCCATTGCAAAAGCAGGCATCTCCTGCGGCATCGGAATGGTCATGAATCAGATGCAGCAGGTCTGCTATGAGGACGGCTTCCCGGGCGGCGGTGGTGGCGGCGGCGGCGGCGGCGGTGGTGGCGGAGGAACTGGCGGCGGCGTCGGAGGTGGCGGCGTGTGGTTTGACGTCGGGAGCGGCAACAGAGTCAACCTGGTGAGGAAGCAGGTCGAGAATTCTGACCTGAATTGCACCGATGAAACGGTCCTGCTCGCACGGGCCGCGCAGGCTTATCTCGTACGAGACCCGCTCATGCAAGTCGGCACCGAAATTACACTTTTGCTCAAAAGTTCTGGCGAGCGCCAAAAGTTCAAGCGCATCTACACGTCTGGCTCCGTGCAATTTGGCCCCACTAGCGCCTGCGGAAAGTGAGTCGAAAGGTAATCGGCTTGACACTCGTCGCGGCAAGCGCAGTTCTTGCGCTTGCCGCTTACCTTGGTTCCCATAAGCAAAGCAACCTACCTCATGGCTCTCAGCCAGCGTCGAAACTGAACCCGACGCCAGAGATCAAGACCATAGGGATGGATGCTCCACGCTCTGGATGGAGCACCCGATCGGCTCCACTCGACACTGCCCGCACCTACTCCCAACTCAGGACTGCCCTTTCAAGGTCTCATTTGGACAGGGCTCAGCAGCTATCCTATTTGTATACCGCAGCTTATCTGTGCAGCGATCTCGAAGTTCCGCGTCCAATCCGGTCAGAGTCCCAGAAAAAGAGCAGGGATTTCCTCCTAACTTTCTGCGACACCAAGTCTGTAGACCTGAACGAAATCGAGCTATCGATACTTGAAGAAGGCGATTCTGACGTTGTACTTGCCAAAACATTGGCAAGCCTGGCTGGGGAGCCGATGTCAAGCGAAGCGAGAGAGATGGCAGAAGGAATCGCCCTTGGCTCTGAAAACCCGTCAGCCTTCATGGATGCAGTGACCGCACTTTCGGAACAGCCTGAGAGTAATGAGTGGCAACTAGGAATGGAAGTCGCTCAGAATCAAGATGAAAGGCGCAAGCTACCGGCGGCCAGGTACCTCGCGAGTCAACTCGTCGCCTGCGACCTCTCGGGCGGATGCGAAAGCAACGGGCTTTATGCACAAATCATGTGCAGAAGCACAAATATGTGCGATCAAGGACTCAGCGTCTCGAAGATGATCCAAAAGACCTCCCCTCCTTCCGACTGGGAGTTCATTCAAAAGATCTATAACCACATCAAAGACACGAGGTCGACGCAGTCCGCGATGTGATAACTGAATGCTATACACAGGTCAGCCCTCTTTGGTTGATGGCACGGAGTTCGTTCGTTGCCACCTGCTGAGATAAGTTGTGTTTCAGGGCCACCGGAATATTTCTCGACGCTTGGGCAGCCCCTATTTCGTCAGACGGTCAGCTCAATCAGCGGCAGGTTCGGAGCGCCTTCCACCAGGCGGCCGCCTCGCACCCACACGTTGTAAGGGATGGCCAACTGCAGCTGGCCGAACGCCCGCATCTGTGCGCCGTCATAGGTCGTCAAGCTGCTTGTGCCGTCAGAGTTGTGCGCGGTGACGGTGGCCAGCAGCCTTGGGCTGCCACCGACCAGGTCGCCAAATTGATCCCACAGGTCAGTCCGCATCGGTGTAGTGCCTCTCAAGGGTGGCGGTTTGCTCGATCACGACGGCCTGCTGCTCAACCGTCACCTCGATGCGTAGCGACTCGCACTGGCCGTGCCACGTACCGTCCGAGCCCGTGACCTCGACCAGATCCAAGGGCATGATCACCCCCACCTCGCCTGGTTTCAGCGGCTTGGCGAAAAGCGGCACGGTGACATCAACGGCCGCCTGCTCACCACGATCAGAGAGGATGTTCCGACCGCGCTCCGCGCCGGCAGCGGCGACATTGATCAGTGGGCTGCTGACTTGCGGCGCAAACAGTTGGCCGGCCTCCCCTTCCCGCCGCACCTTGCAGGTCACCCCCTTTCCGGCCAGCTCCCCCGTGACCACCACTGCGTCGTAGAGCGGGGCACTGCGTATCTGCAGGCTCTCTGTCAGCACGATGTCCTCCTGCAGCACGTGGTCGGGTGCGGTCTCCCTCCAGTCCCATGGACTGGCCGGATAAGCCGGCCGCACAGTGAGCGCGAGGTCAGCCGGATGCGACTGCACCACCGCACCGCTCGCCTCGGCGAGCGCGCTGATCGCCTCCAGAGGCGTGCTAGCGTCGTAGAACCAGGCACCAGCAGGGACGTTCCAGTCCACAGTTTGGTAGTGGCTGACAAAGCCGGTATCGGCCAGTTCCTCGGCCACCAGCTGCGCCATGCTGCGATCTTCGCTGGTGGCCTTGACCCGCGCAGGGGCGTAGGGGGAAGCCAGCAGCGCAGTGCGTGAGCGTCCGCTCAGCCGCACACCGCCACCAGCGAACTCCCGCTGTTTCTGGAAGGTCTCGACAATACCGGTCCAGACATTTCCGTTGAGCGACACCTCAAACTGGCGCGGGCCAGCGGCGGTGGGTTTCAGCAGCGACAGTTGACCAGGATCGGCCAGCTCGAAATCGAAGGTCCAACCCCAAGACCCTCGACTTGCGGCAAGGGATATGCGCGTCACTTCGATGGGGGTGCGATCAGGGAGACGCACGAAGGAAACCGTGTTGATCACGACATAGGTCCTGCGCTGGGGGCGCACCGCGTAGCACGCGACGACGCCAAGATTTAGGGGAGCAACACCGAAGCCTTCAACGACAGGACAGCCGAGGTTTAGTCCGACCGCATTGCCCGCTGGCCAGCCAGGCTCGGGCTCAGGATCAGGAGGAACAGGCGGCCGCACGATCCAAGGGAGCGTCGCCGCACTCCCCCAGGGAAGGCGCCAATCCCTGGGCAACAGATCGGCCGAGGCCCACGCTGCCAGCCACCGGTTTCGCTCAGTTTGACTAGAGCGCCACCGCGCCTTGGTCGAGACGTTCACCAGGTTCTGAGCAGACCAATGGAGGCCACCATCGACACCAATCGCCTTTGACTGAGCCCACCGTGTGCGCAGCGACACTTCCCGCCTGTCCATCGACCGCCACGGGAGCGAATGCGAACGCCGAACAATGGCCTGCACTCCCCTCCACTGCAGCCTGCCGCTGTGCTGAAGCAACGGCGACAGGCCCCACCCGATGGAAGCACCCGGACCGGCTTGACGCTCTGCGCGCGCCCAACTCGCCCACACTTCCATCGACGCCGCACCAGCCCTACCCCAGCCGACCACAGCCATGGCTGTCTGTGATTTACCGACAGCCCATGCAAGGGAAGCGCCAACCCGCAGGTACGAGGGCTCCGGTCCCGGCGGATCTACCGACCACCAGTCAACGCCGAGGTTGAGGCTCACCACGGCGCCGCCCGCCATGGCCGCCGGCCCGAGGTTCAGCACTGTCCTGTTGCCCAGTTGGTTCATCGGCTACTCACGCACTGCTGGGGCAATCCAATCCTGAATCGCCGCGTTCTGCAGTCCGCGATCGTCAAAACCGATCACGGTGAAGCGGATGGCAGGGTTGAGCCGATCAACTCTCCAGGTGCCGTCATCCTTACTCATCGTTGAGGCAACGCAGAGACCGCTACCGCGTTCCATCACCATGACGCGACCTCGAGCAGGCTGATTCAGGATGCGGAAGCGCCCATCCGGCTCGGAAGGATCGTTTGTCTTCGGAGCTTCACCGGCCAAATAGCCCGGCCCGGCCCAGTACTGGCCCGATGAACTGTAGGCTCCATAGCGCGCGGCGGTCTGCTGTGCAGTCCAGGTCACCACCGACCATCTGAAGCCAAAGCGAGCTGCAGTGATCGCCACGACTACCCCCAGGAGTTGGTGATGTCGATAAGGATCTGTCCGGTCCACGTATCGGAAAATCCAGCGATGTTGTCAGCAGTCACATTCTTGGCAAGCAGTCTCGTGCCAACCGGCAGGCCATCAACATCTGAAACGATCGTCTGCTCGGGGAAGGGCCGCCGATGTATTGGCGCATACACGCCAGGAAGGTAACCGCGAGGCGTGAACGGAGCCTCCAGTAGATCAATGCTTCCATACAGCAATCCGCCATTGCCGACATACGGATAGTTGGGGAACCCTGGCTGGTTCCCCACGGCAAAATTGGCAGTAACCGCTGGCGCAGACAGAAACAATCGCACAGAGCCGATAGCCCCCGAGTGCGAGCGCCCGACAAACGCGGCGGTGATGCTATCCGTGCCTGCACTGCCGCTCCAAGGCTGAGCCTTGAATCCGTACCCGATGTTGTTGCTGCCCTCGGTGTCATTTCCCTTGTAAGAAACCACAAAACTATGTCGGTCGCCGGGGCGAATCGAGGTCATATCGCCGGCATAGTGCCCGTGAGTTCCCTGGGTGCCCTGGGAAGCGAATGTGCCGGACGTATCGATGAACAAGTAAAAGAAGCGCTCATTGCCCACGGCGACCCAGTGTCGTGCAGCACCGCTGGCCACGTTTGACTTCTCCCACGTGGAGCCAATCGCCTTCAGCGCATCAGACGGGGTCGCATCCGATCCCGAATTGAGATCGCTCATGCTGGAGTAGGCGCGCAGCAGTGCCGACCGTGCGGCGGTATCGTCGACCCGTAGGAAGTAGCCGGTGCCGGACACGGGCGAGTTGCGGTATGCCCGAACGTTCACGCCCCCGAACTCCTTGGTCCAGCCAAGACCATTCACTCTGCCCGCTCCGACGCCGTACCCATCCACCAGCAGCGCATCCAGCAGCGCGATCAGGGCCCCCGGCGCGCCAGACAGCAATGGCGCGCCCGGATCAGTGCTTCGATAAACCGTTGGAACGAGACTCATACTTGAACTCCTGCGACGTTGCCGATGACTTGGAAGCGAGTCGAATCAACGACCCCTTCCGGTGTGCCTGGGAGGGTCGTGCGCACCATCCAGATCGGGGCCAAGCCACCGACCGTGTTGAAGCGCACCACGTTGTTGGTGGACCATCCGGAACCCCAGCCGGCACGCGGAATGGTGAAGTAGGGCCGACCTGTACGCGGATTGACCGGCGCACAGTCAGAGGTAGTGGCGCCGCTGGTAATGGTGCCAACCGTTTCACCCATCACCTCAAAGGTCGTTGAGCTCGTGAAGCGAATGGCCCAGCGCTCGGTGATTGCGTCTGCGTTGGCGACCAGCAACGGGTAATCGGTGTCGTTGAAGGTGCCTGGCGCGGCGCTACCAATGAGGATATCGCTCCACACACCAGTCCATGCAGCCTGGTCGAAAAGGTTGACGCTGCGCGCTTGCAGATCGAGGGAGCCGTTCGCCTCGCCCAGACGCAGCGCAGCACTGATCATTGCCTCGCCCGCAGGGTAGTCATGCGTGAGCGCGGTGTTGATCTCGATCTCGCCCGTGATCTGAGGCTGCACCACCAAGCGGCGATCCTCGACCCGTTCACTGATGACAATCGGCAGGGTGTAGGCCGCCAGGTTCAATGGATCACTGAACGTCAGGCGACCCAGCGCGAGGTCCACGCCGTACCACGCGCTGTCGACCGCCGCCCCCTTGGAGTCCCTGACCTCGATTCCAGCGATACGAGTGCGCCCAAACGGAACGACCTGCCCGGCCTGAGGGGCTGTGATGCTGTGTTCGGCGGTGTGGTGAATGAGCACGGTCTGTCCCGGCTTGAACGCCGGCACTCGCCCATCGCTGGGGAGACGAACCGACGAGAGCCCGATAACCACCTCGGAAAGAGGAATGGAGCGGTAGACGACCGCCCCCATGTAGATCGACCCCGGAAGGACCAACGTCGGGCGCCACACCTGGTCACCCTCCACCAGGGCGGGATCAAACCACGGCTGGCCCTCGTTGCCCGCGACCGGTACGAGCTGGCCAAACTGGACCTTCGCCACGCCGCTTTCCCAATCGACGCTGCCGCGAATCTCTGCGCTGGCGATATCACCGTTGATGTCCGCCGTCGCTGTCAGCAGTTCGCCATCAAGGCGGTTCGCCCGCAACGTGAACACGCCAGGCCGCAGCGGCGATCCAGGCGCCCGGAAGAATGAGAATGCGACGCCGGGATCGGCGATCCTGGTCAAGAGGGAAAGCACTTGGACAGCATTGGTACCCCCGGGCTGCCAATGGGTCAGATTGACCACACCCGAGGTGTAGTCGACCGTACCAGCGTAGACACCCGCGCCGGTCTGTGGATCAACACTGTGATACAAGCCACCGCTGCGATCGATGTAGGTTCTGCCACGGAAGCTGAAACGGATGCTCCCCGGGACAATGCTGTCGCTGATGGCCGGCGTCAGCTGCAACTGCATTGCGGGCAGGGGCAAGGTCTCCTGGGCCTGCTCAGAGGAATCACCCGCGAGCATCCAGGCTGCGGAGATGATGGTGCCGGCCGAGAACTGTGCCAGCACATCCAGACGCTCATAGCCCACAACCTTGAGCCTGCCGGAGCGAAGCTCGTACTTTGGGTAGGACACTTGGTGGACTGTGAACTTACCGGCCTGCAACGTCACCGCGCCCGTGCTGTAGTTCACCGAACCAAGCACAGCGCTTGCCGCCGTGTCGCCTACCGACACGGCCACGACGTTGCCATTGCCATCGTCCTTGGCGATCACACGCATGGGCTGCGGCGCTGACGCCAGATCATTCCGGTCGCGCAGAACACTGATCACCCAGTCGAGAAGCACCGAGCCGGCGCGCACTGGCCCCTGCGGGAGCAGGAAGGAGACGATGCCAGATCCATCCGGCACCGGCTGCGGTGCCGAATGGAGCGCCTGGGCCGAGTCGTAGGTAATTGCCAGGTTGCTGTCTGCATCTGGAAGCGAACCAGGCCGCAGCGACACCTCGCCCGTCGCGTAGGAGATGGACCCGCGCAACTGACCGCCGATCAGCAATCCGCCGGTTCCATTGTCCGTGACCACAACGTCACCGCCGCCGATACGCAGCGTCATGCTGACGCTACCAGGTACGGCTGCCCCCTCACCCAGAACGAACTGAAGCGACGGGGCCTGAATGGCAGCATCTCCGGAGCGCGCCTCCGCAATGACAGGCGTCCCCCACGCGGCAATGATGCTGCTCTTGAGGTCTGGCAGCGCCCCTGCGGTGAGGACAATGGAGCCGGTTGCGTAGTTCACCGTGCCGCCACCCTGCCCCGGCTTTCCAACCAACTGACCTTTGCCGTTGTCGGAAAGCCTGATCCAGCGCCCCAAGGCCCGATAGTCAACGATCACCGTCCCAGGCGCCGGCAGCGGTATGGCTTGGATCAACCAGACCATGCCCTGATTGTTCTGGGTCACCGCGATTTCGTCTGTGTAGCCCTGCATCGGGATAGCACCGGCAGGGGTAGCGGTAATGCTGACGCTGGTGCTGGCCGTGCCAGACGAATGAGTGATTGAAACCACACCGGCCTGATAGTCCACAGTTCCACCCCAAGGCGTCACCGCTGCCGACGTCAGGGCGCCATTGCCGTCATCGGTCAGCTCCACGCTGCCAGCCATCACCTTCACGCTACCGACAGCCATACCCGTCCCGAGATAGCGTGCAACCGGCGTACCCGCCTGGAAGCTGGATGCAAAGTTGAGCGCCAAGCTTCCCACAGCACCAGATGGAACGAAGCTCATGGTCCCCAGACCGGCGAGCGCGTCGCTCACGGGGGTCTCGGCAGTGGATGTCGGCACGATGGGGACATAGGGAGTATCAACCTGGACCGATAGGTCACCAGGCTTACCCGAGGCAGCGAGACGCTTGACGCTGTGGTAGCTGTTGGCGTCCACAACGTTCGTCTCGTACACACGTGTTGCAGGTTTGCTGGCAGTGAAGCGAATCACCTCCTGCCCGTAGAAGTTGCGAAGAAGCGCGTTCACCAGTTCGATCACCAGCACGTCACGCTCAAATGCACCCTGATCGTCGGTGAAGGTACGCTTGGTGCGAGAGAGAACTGACTTCACACGCACATACTGCTCAGCCTCATCATGCCCAGAGGTTGGCAGCGTCATCAGTGAGAGATTGTCATTGATGTCCGGACTGGGCGCGTCGGCCGTGGTGTAGACCAGCAGCGTCATCTGACCGACGAAGTGGTTGCCCATCAGGATGAATCGCGACTCAGTTCCGCGGGTAATGTAGCTCTCCACGCGATTTTTCGCGTCCAACCGCACATCACTGTAGGAGCCAGTTGCGAACATGCTCACCGTGACATTCGGATCTGAGGGCGGCTCGATGAGGACACCAATTGCGTCCTTTAGAACGTCCACGTTCGGCGTGTCGATGTGCACGAACATCTTCCGCAGCGTCGCCCGCCCAGTGGTTCGTTCTTCGTCGCCGATGTCGGGGAAGAGGTTGTTCATCGCCCCGTCCTGTACTTCAGCCTGGATCATTCGACCACCGCCATCCGGGTTGTCGGTGAGGCGCTGCGACTGGCGCAGCTTGATATCGGTTGCAGAGATCGTCATCGTTTACACCGTCATGAGGCGAATAGTGATGGAGAAGTAATCAGGGTCCAACGCTGGCACAGCAAAGCGAATCGGCTCCGCCTCGATGGCCGGTCCATCCGCGCGCCGCCAGCGCACCTGAAACGCTCTGTCGCCGCCGTTGTGAGCGGGGACAATCAGCTCCAGCGGCGCGACACGCGTCTCGCCTTCGTTCGCCTGTAGGGCCCTAAGCACAGGCAAATTCACCGGACCGACATAGGCCGTGCCATCCCGGCTGGTTTGCAGCGTGATGGGCCGTCCCGCCTGGCGCGCCGACTCTTGAACGATCAAGGCACCGGTCAGGCTTGTTCGGACCTGCTGCCCCACCTTCCAGGCGGTGAACTCGTCGGTCCATTGCAGATCGGCCGGCAGCTCGATTCCAGCCAGAACAATACGAGTCATCAACGCCCCCTCACGGAAACGGACCGGCTCTTCTGAACCTGCTGCAGCACCAACGGCGCGACGATGCTCGCAAGGCGCTGCGCCTCCTGCACTTCGCGCGCGGTTACGCCGGCCAGAACTTCTTTACCGGGGGCCTTCCAATCGATAATCAATACTTGTTCAGTCTTCCCGCCAGAACTAATCCGAGCCGCATCCGCCCTGGCTTGCGCCTCGGCCTCAGCTTCCGCAGCGCGCCGCCGCTCCTCCATCGCCTGCTTTGCCTCACGGTCCCGCTCGAGGCGCTTTGCTTCGATCTGGTTCTCGATCTGCACGATCTCCTCAAGCTCACCGGGGCCAACCAAGTCGAACCGCTCTGCCAGAGCGCTGCGCGCCGTGGAGAGATCCTCCATGCCCTTCAGGACGGCCTCTTGCTCTTCCTTGTACTTGGCGAGGTCTCGCCGCTGGTCGTACAGCTTGTTCCAGATATTGGCGAACTGTTGCAATCCGTTCGGCCCGTTCATCTGGGCCAGCATTTCGCGCGTCTTCGAAGAGATCTCACCCATCTGCAGGGAGAAGCCTTGCGCGGCCGAGCTGGCGCTGCCCAAGCTGCCGCCTGCAGATTCGGCTCCATCGGCCACCCTCTCAACCCCCGAAGCCGCTGCATTGGAGCTGGCTTCAACCTCCTTCAATGCACCGGTGACACGATTGGCGCCACGCTCGATCTTGTCCATCGCGCCCTGGCCGACGCCGCCCATATCGTCCAGAGACTCGTTGGTCAGGTAGATCGCGCCTTGGACATCAAGCTGCGCCTGAAGTTGGGCCTGCTTCCACTTGTCACTGTCGGCCACCGTTGCCTTCGCGGCATCCGAGTACGCCCGGAACGCACGCCGAACGTCCTCGACGGACGCCTTGCCCTTGGCCGCGCCGGCACGGATCGCATCGAATGCGTCCTTGGCGGCATCCCGCGCCGCGTTGAGGGACGCCTGGGACTGAATGCCCAGACGGCTGAATTCATCAGTCAGCGGGCCAAGGCCTACCTCAATCTCACGGATACGGGCACGCAGTGCCGCAGCTGAGCGCCCCGCAGAATCGAAGCCGACTTTGCCCTGCTCGCCCGCTGCCTGCAGCAGCGAGCCCAGAGTACGCGCCTCGTCCAGAGTTGCCACCTTGCCCAAGGCCGCCTTGAACGCCGCTTCGATCTGCGTCCCAGTCGCGACGGCGTTCTCGGTAATGGCGCCAAACGCCGCGATCGCATCCCTGCCGGCGCCGGTGAAGCCAACGCCGAGGCGACCGGCAGCCACGCCCAGCCTCTCCATTGCCGCAAGAAGAGTGGTCTGGAGCACCGCAGCAGCATTCGCCGCGCCTTGCGGCAGAGCGTCAAATGCAGCCTGTGTCGCCCCTTGGAACCTGGCTAACTCCTCCCCGGACAGGCGCTGTAGTGTCGCGAGCAAGCCATCACGAACGTTGCGCTCAGCCGCTCCACCTTGGTCAGCGATGTAGCCCAGCGCGACTCCAACCGCCTCAAGACTTCCGCTGTCACTGAAGTTGAGTCCGTTGAACAGCTTGCCGATGGACTCATTGGCGAGGCGAGCATTGCTACTGATTCCGTCCAGCTGCTCGACAACAAGCTGGGCCGCACCACCGATGCCATTTCGGACAGCATCCGCTGCTGTTTGGGCGCCCTTGGCCATCGCGGCAAAGCCGGTCGATACCTCCAACAGACGGTCCGTCACCCGGCCCAGATCCTGAAGCTGATCTGCAGTGGCGACACCGGCCTTCTGCTGCATCAGCAGGAAGCCCTCTTGCGCGGTCAGGTACTGTTCCAGTCCCGATAGGCGATTCAGGTAGGACTGGCGCTCCGCCTCGCCCATCCGCGAAACTTCTTCTGCCGTCTTGATGACGACATTGCGGTAGTCGATGAATGAGATGGCTTGCTGGCGCAACTCCCGTGCCGCGTCGCGGACCTGACTGATATAAGCGCGCTGGGCCTCACCAGCGCGCTTGAGCGCAGGGTCGTGCTGTTTCCAGATGTCCTGGGCTACAGTCTTCAGTACTCCCAGACCGCTGACAGCCGACTCCAGTCCCAGCAGCGCAATGGTGATCGGGACAGCCTTCGGAAGGCCGCGCAGCAATAGGCCGAACTTCCCAATGCCACGGCTCCCTGATGCTACTGCGGCATTGTTGGCAATCTGCGCCTGGGTTGTTGCGATCAATGCTACGCGCCAGGCGTTGAGCTGCATCAGCGCGCCGATGATCTTGAACTGGGCATAGGCGGCAGCCATCAACCCGATGACCCGGGCATGGTCAATCACCCACTGCGATGCCCCCTTTATCGCCTCTGCCATCGTGACAATGGCCTGGGCGGTCTGCTTGGCCCACCGCGACAAACTGCCGTCCTTAGCAAGACGGTCCAGTGTACCCAGCAGGGTTGTGAGCTGATCCTTGAAGTAGATCAGCACGCCCTGGTCAGCAACCTCCTGCTTCCAGTCCTTGAAGCGATCGGTGGCTTCCTTCCACAGGCCAGCGATCGTGCCGACCTTCGCGGCTGCTGCCGCCCCACCGTAGGACTCAGCCAGAAGATCCAGAATGATCGATTGGGCTTCGGCCACACGCCCGGTAGCCTCCAGCTCCTTGATCAGCACCTTTTGACTATCTGAAAGCGTGAAGCCCTGCTTGCTCAGCCCCTCCATCGCCTTGGAGGGGGTCTGCAGCGCTTTGCCCACCGTCTCTGCGGACTGCTCCAGAGAGATGCCCAAGCGCTGAGCTTGGTCGATGGTGATCTGCATCGCGGCGGAGAACTGATCGCCCACGATGTTCGTATAGGACAGCATGCGCACCATGGCGCTGTTGATCTGCCCATCATCAAACAGCCCGGTCTGCAAGCTCTTGCCGAGCGCCTGCAGTTTCTCTGCCGTGAACTCGCTGGTCCGGCCGGTGGCATGCAGTGCAGCCTCGATCTGAGCCAACTCCTGCTCAGCGTCGCTGCCCTCCTTGATGATGGCTTTGATACCCTCAACGACCCGGTTCAAACCCACAAACGCGACCGCTCCGGCCGCCACCGCTTTGAGCTTTCCGAACCACCCCGCCGCGCTCTCTGTGGCGCCCGCGAGATTCTCACTTCCCGCCGCCGCTTCCTCGGCGCGGTCACGATAAGCGGCAAGTGACTTCTGCGCCGCCCGACTCGCATCGGCCTGCCTGCGGAAAGCAGCATCGCCCTCGGCAAGCTGCTGCGTGCGCCGGCGCGTGGCCGCCGCCTCTTCGCTGGCGGCCTTTGCCTGCGCGGTCAGCGCCGCCGCAGCTCGCGTGGCCTCAGCACGCAACCGTTGCTGGCTATCGGTCAACTGCGAGGTATTCACGCCCAGCGTCGCCAGCTCGGTATCAGCCTTGCCAACTGCCTCCCACTGCTCGTTCAGCGCCTTCTTGAGCCGCTCGCCTTCCTTCCGAAGATCACGCTGGGCCGCCAGCACATCACGGGAGGGCTTCTCCATCTCCCCAATCCGAAGGCTCAGCGCAAGCGCCGCCGCCTGGTTTGCGCCGAATTCGCGCTCCAGTTCGGCAAGCTGATCAAGCATGCCGCCAAAGGCATCCGCCTTCGAGGCGGCCGCGTTCAGGCCCGTCAGCGAGTCCAGAAGCCTGGTGGTCTTGCCAGCAGTCTCAACCGACACATCCCCGAGGTCATCAAATGCCAGTCGCAGAGCCTCAACACCCTCGCGACCCTGCGTCTCGATGACTACTCGGATTGCTTCTTCCAGCCGGTCAGCCATTGCCATTCCCATTCACGCGCCACTGACGGCGCAGCTCGGTTGAGTAGTAGGTGTGGAAACGGTCGATCAGTCGGCGGCGAGTGGTCAGAGCACGGCCATTTCCGTCGGCGCCAGACAACATCTCGAACGGGCTGGGACCTCGCAGGATGCGAACCGGACCACGCCCGTGCCGCTTTTGCTTGGCGCTGTCCCAGCTGCGCACACGGATGGCCTTCCTGCCCTTGATCGTGGCGATGAATGCCCCGTCATAGGTCTTGCTCTCGCCCACGCCGATGCTTGCAGTGGCGCCGACCGATTTCCGCCCCACCCAACGCCCTCCGAACTCCAGCAGCGAGATCTGGCGAGAGCTTGCCCAGATGGCCAGGAAGTCATCCCGCCCGCGCTTGCCCGTCCGGTAGCCCTGCTCCCCGGTCTCCACGCGATACTTCCCGCGCAGGGCACTTGCCCGGACGTTGTAGGAGCCTCTGACCTCCTGACTTGCAGCGGCGCCTGCCCGTCGCTGCAAGCCAACGAAGGCACGCTGCACTGAAAGGTCATAGCGATTCAGCGCATTGCCTGCCAAGTCGGAAAGCCCGTGCAGACCTTTCGCTCGGCGCCCGCTGACATAGAACTTCAGTACGTTGTTGTTGCGATTTGACGCCATGGCACCATTCCCGGCTCAGACCAGGAGGGCGCCAGGCCGGCACCCTCCACGTAGCAGCTACTGCCCCCGCATCAGCCTGCCGACTGAGCGGCGATCTTGAAGGTGTACAGGTCGGCCTCGCCGGCCTGGAAGATCACCGGACCCGTCAAGGTCACTTGGATCGGCTCATCGCTGAACCAGTCGACATCGCCATCGACGGTCAGGTCGACGTTGGGAATGGTCAGCAAACCTTCGTCACCGCTGATGCGATCCTGCATGTCGCCCAGGACCTGGAACGACTTGCTCGGCGTAGTGCCGCCGCTGATCGCGGTCTCCAGATAGGCGTCGAAGTTGTAGTTGGCCGTCACAACATCACCGGCCTGCAGGGCGCCACCCTTCTTGGGGATCAGCAGGCCATGACGGGGCTCGAGGTCGTAGTCGGTGCCATTCACCAGGTCCACTGCGCCCTTTTTGAAGGTCGGGAGCGGCGTCGCTTCGATGAAGTTGTGGGGCAGTTTCACCGGGGTATCCACGCTGCCAACAGTGACCGACACAGCGTCGGCCGAGCCGGCTGCCACAGTGGTGTTGACCAGGGTGCCGTACAGCATGCGAGCCAAGAAGGCCGGCGGCACTTCCAGCGCGGTGATCGAGACGTTGGTGACGCCCGGATTCGAATCCTTGTGGATGATCTGCTGATAGCGAGCATCGCGGCGCTTGCTCTTGATCTCCACCGAGTCGCCGGCTTCGTAGCTGAAGGTCAGCGAGGACTGTTCGAGGGGCTGGTTGCCGAACTTGTCGGCGGGCTCGGGAATGACGGGGACGCGAACGCCCTCGGCGCCGTGCTCCCAGAAGCGCAGGTCACCTGCGAATTTGCGGACTTTTGGCTGTGCCATGGTTCTGGTTCCTTTACGGGTTGGACACGGGCTCAAAGGTCTCGGTCAGACCAGCCCGCGCGGTGATCTGAGCGACTACGGCGGTATGCCCGGCATCGTCTTCCAGGGTCGCCAGCTGGGTTTCCAGCAGCTCGAAGCTGGTCACCCCCAGCGGCAGCGACTTCTCTTTGAACGTCAGGGCTCGGATCAGGTCGTGGCGCGCGCGATGAACGAGCAGCCTGGGATTCGCTTCATCGCTGTCTCGCGGAACTTCGAACTCGATGGTGATGGCCGCATCGGAGCTGGACTGGGCCACACCGCCGCCGCTGCGGGAGAGCTGGCGGACAGAGATGATGGTTGCCGGCTCGGTGTTGTCCTCGCTGATCTCGGTTTCATCGATGATCACGGCGCCCGAACCGATGTCGGTGCGGAAGCCACTGCTGCGTGAGATCAGCCGGACACGCGCAGCCAGGAACTCCACCAACTGCCACGACAGCGGCTCTGCCAAGTCAGCCACGGCTCACCAGCCAGCGGCTCTGCGAGCCGTCATCACTGATCTTCTTGCTGTTGACGAAGACCTCAGTACCAAACGCGCTCGAAACCACCTCGAAGCGATCGCCCTGGTCAGGCACCACATCCGAACGCAGGTACGCGATCTCCACACGCCCAGCCCTGAACTGGCGCAGTTCACCGATGGTCTCAACGTCGCGCTCCACGTAGGCACGCACGCCCTCGGTGGTCGGGCCATCCTTGGCCGTGTACCGACCTCGCGACGCCATGCCCGCCAGCGCAAAGGCGGCGTGCAAGGTGCCATCCAGATCGCGGAGGAAATCGACCTCGTTCACCGGGCACCTCCCGAGCACAGCAGCGCGTACGACTGCAGTGCCCTCACCTGGGAGTCGCACTGGGCGGCGGCGCCAATAGCTCGGCCCGCACTTTCGATTCGGTCGTCGGCTCGACCATCAGGCTGGCTGGCGGCAGCGGTGGCAGCGGACAGCTCTGCGGTGGCGACGGACGCTTGCCAACGCTGGTGCAGGCGCTGGTTGCCAGTGCGCAGATCAGCGATGAGGCGATCAGATGCTTTCTGTGCATCGTCCTTCTCCTTTTCGTACTTGGAGGCCAGGTTGTTCGCGGCGGCGGCGCTGCCTCGCTCGGCCTTCAGGGTTTCGGTCACTGCATTGGCCTCAGCGCGGGCTGCGTCACGCTCGCGCTCCATGGCGTCTCGGCTCGACGCGGCCTGGTCGGCTGCACGGTGGGCGTTCGACACCGAGGCGCGCTGCCAGACGACGACGCTCAGCAGCAGCAGAATGGCGACGACTAGGGCACGGATCATGCGGATATCACCGGATCTTCGGGAGGAATAACAGCACCAACGCCGCGCATCGCCGCCTCCAGTGACATGATGCGAAGGCGCAGCCTGTGGGCTTCTTCCTGTGCGGTCATACGAAGCTTGATCTCTTCTGTCAGCTTCAACGTCGTTGCAGCCTGCGACTCTTCCAGCGACTTGACGCGCTGAATGAGCCCATTGAGTAGATCGACATTGGCGTCGGTTTCGGTGCGGTCCTTACGCCTCGCGAGCAAGGCCGTCCACGCTTCACGGAACAACCAAAGCGCGACGACGCTTCCGGCCGCCCACCAGGGCGCTTGTGCGCCGACGTCCCCGCCGACCATCAGCGCAGCGCCTCAGCAACACCTGCAGCGATCACGTCAGCGTTCCAGTAGATGCCGCCGTTTTCGTGCTTGGCGATGGCGGAAGCGAGCCGACCCAGCGTGACCGGATTGTCCAAACGGATGATCTCGGAAGGCGAGACGCCCACCGCCGCCGCAACCTGCTGGACGTAGGCACCCGTATCGTTCTCCACCGGCGGCGCCCAGCGCCCGATGATCTCCTTCACAGTGCGCAGGCCGTGCTTGCGCTGGTAGGTGAGCAGGGTCTTCGCCAGAGCGCGGAACCCGGCCTGCGGGGTCAGGAACACGCAGAAGCGCTGCTCGCGCGCGATGGCGGCGGCGGAACGATCCTCACCCTGCCACGGCGTGCTGGTGCGGTCGATGTTGCCAGGATTGTTGTTGCGTACGCCGCGCGGCGTGCTGGTAGTGCCCATGCGATTCCCCGATGTCGCTGTGGAAGAACCGGCACCGCTCACGCCACCCGGGCATCTGTGAGCGGTGCCGGCCTGTTCGGTTATGCGCCCGCTGCAGCCGAGCCCGGGGTAAGCCGGACGAAAACAGTCAGGGCGCCGGCCTCGGCCGGGTAGACCGCGAAGCCGATATCGGCGACCTGATCGGCACCGGCTTCCGCAGCGATCGCGTGGCCGGCGGCGGTGTCCCAGTTGACGGCGGCGCCGGCAGCGAAAACGGCAGCAGGCAGCTTGGGCACCTCGAAGACGCCTTCGACGTGCGTTGCGATGGTTTCGCCGGTCTTGCCATCGGTGACAGCAACGGCAACCAGCTTGCCCTGTACCACCAGCTCGCCACTCTTGATGTCTGCGGACAGGGTCACGTCGAGCACGCGACCGTCCTGATGTGCGTTCTTCATAAATTCTCTCCGGATGCGTGAAGGGTTCAGGCGACCGCCGCTATCGCGGCGATCTCCATGGCGGGCGATCAGCCCTGAGTGGGTGCCGGGTTACCGGGGTTCTTGTAGATACCGCGGTAGTCGGCAATGGCCGGTGCCGCATCCAGGCGAACCTTCCAGGCCACGCCATCGACGGTGAAGCCCTGGTGCTGTTCCAGGTAAGGCGTCTGATTGCCGTCGAGATAGCCCACCACGATCCCGTCGACGTAGGCCGGGTTGGAGATGCCGTACCAGGCCTGAGCGCTCTTGGCGTCCAGACGACCGTCGTCCCAGACTTCGAAGGTCTCGCGCACGATGTTGGGGTCGTTGCTGCCAACGCCCGCGCCCACGGCGAACTGGGCCGTACGTACGGTCTTTGCCAAGCCGCTCAGGGCCACCGGCGTCAGCAGGCCACGCATCGGCACCTGGATGAGATTGCCATCAGCATCCTTCTGCAGCCGCATGGCTGCCTGCATTGCGCCGACGCTGGCGGTGCTGATCAACGCAGCCGGCAGCAGGTTGTTGTGGTCAGCATGGAAAAGGGTCTTTCCATCGGCCAGCTTCGGGTTGCTGTTGATCAGGTCGAACACCGCCTTTGCGAGCGTACGGCGTGCGGCCTGGCCCATCTTGCGCGGCACGTCGCCGAACACGCCCAGTTCATCGTTGATGATGGCCTGGCGGGTGATGGTGAACAGCTTGCCGTACGTCACGATCTTCATGGCTTGCGACTGCTCGGAGAACGAGCCTTGCTTGTACTCGCCGCCCTCCGGGACGACATCCAGATCCGAGAAGGCGCCCAGCCCCACCAGGTTTGTCGGCTTGAAGTCGCTCACGTTCACCGGACGGGTGTACTGGTCGAAGGTTTCTTCCACTTCCTGATAGCCCTGCAGCAGCGCCCTACGCGAGGCGTCGCCCAGCAGCTGCGGGAAGTCCGAGCTGCTGTGGGTGAACGCCATGCCCACCACTTCCAGGCGCTCCATGCCACGGGTGTCCACACCGGCCTGCTGCACGCAAGCACGGGCGATCTCGGTCAGGGACATACCACGGAAGGCGTTGCCGTCCGTCGCCTGGACCAGGCCGGCACGCGCCTGGATCGCGTTGGACATGGCCGCGCGGGTCAGATCGCGCTGGTCAGTACCAGCGGTGATGGCCGCACCACCATTGAGCGGAGCAGCGTTGCTGCCCAGCAGTGCCAGAATGTGGCGGCCCACCGCATCGGCGGTGATGTTGGAGTCCGCCTGCGCCATCACGCCATTCACGTATTCCCGGACCTGAGCGTTGCCCATGTGAGGCTGCGCAATGGCCTGGATCTGGGTGTTGCGCTCCCGCAATGCGCCCAGAGCGGCCTGAACCGGATCGCCCGAAGTTGGCGCGTGGGCGGGAGCCGCAGCGACGACCGGGGTGTCGGGTGTGGCGGCGGTGGTTGCGACTGCCGGGCTCTGTCGACCGGCGTTCGCGAGGATGGCGCTGTACTGCTTCTTCATGGTTGGATCCTCGATATGGCCGATCACGGCCGATTGGCTGACCTCGGGAAGCGAGGCGAATACTTGCGGGGAGAGGCTCGCGACGATGCTTCGACGCAGCTGGGACAGCACGGGCGTACCGGCACCTTCGATGGACTGCAGATAGCCGCTGATGGCGACGGCAGATGCCGACGACCACATGGCCGTGGCGCCGGGGTCAGCATCCACCACCACGTCGGCCAGACCGGCGTCGACAGCCTGGGGGCCGGAGTACCAGTGGTCTGCGTCGTCGGTGAGCAGGAGCTCCATTTCTTCGCGCCGGCCGGAGCGGGCCGCATAGGCCTCCAGCATTGCCGACGCGTGCGCGTCCAAGGCATCTGCGTTCTGGCGGAACGAAGTAGCGCTGCCGGCGGCCACGGTACGTGGCGCATGAACCATGACCAGCGAACTGGCGTAGACACGACGCTCATCGCCGGCTTGCAGAATCAGCGATGCGATGGACGCGGCCTGGCCCTCCACCGTGATGATCTTGCGCGCCGGATGGGCCTGCAGCGCGTTGTGGATTGCCATGCCATCGGCGACGACACCACCCACACTGTTGAGCCGAACGTGGATCGTACCTGCGGTGATCTGGCCGATTCGCTCGACCAGATCAGCAGCGGACACCGATTCTTCGAACAGGTAGCCTCCGATGGCCCCGTAGATCATCACGTCGGCAATATCGGCCTCGGCCCGGACCTGATACAGGGCCGGGCCGAGCTCGGCTTCTCTTGCCGCATCCGCGCGGATGGCGTTCTTGATCGCGCTGGCCAACAGGCGTGCACGCATGTCATTCGCTCCTGGAAAGATCGCGCGTCAGCTGGCCCAGGACTTGGGCGCGCGCTTCCGCACTGGTGTTGGGCGCCGGTGGCGCAAGGGTTTGGGTCTGCTCCTGCCAGTCCTGACGCTGACGCAGAACCTCAGCGGGGTTGTTGCCGTACTGAAGCGTGTTCTGCTGCGGTGACACCCAACCTCGGTCCTCCGCCTCGCCGCGTGCATATGCCTCCTTCAACGGGTCAATCCACGGCATCACCGGGCGGACGTACGTAGAGGCGGCCAGGTCTCGCAGCGTCCAGCCGCGCGGCAGGCGCACGCGGCCAGAGAGCACACACGCCTCGACGAATCGCATGCGCTGTGGCCGCACGCACAGGGCGATGAAGCGCTCGGCCAGCATCAGGTAGCTGCCCCACTTTTCGACCAGCTCCTGCCGCTGCGCCGAGTAAGTGCCGTTATAGTCCAGCGATAGGCTGGAATAGCTCACACCGATGCCGCCGGCTGCGGCGCGCAACTGTTCCTTGCGCCATGTCGCGGCGTTGGGATTCGGCCGGTCGGTGCCCAGGCTCTCAATGGACTCGCCAGGTAGCAGATCATCGAATATCGCACCAGGGGCAAGGCGCAGCTCACGAATCGGAACATCGTCCTGGAGGATGGCCTGGCCACCCAGATCCGCCCCGTATTGCTCGCCGCTGCCCTTCTTGATCTGGAACGTCATCGACGCCGCGACCTTGGCAGCAATGCGTTCGGACTCTTCGTAGTCCTTCACGTCCTCGAAGCGGGACATGGCGCTCGCGAACACGCTGATCCCCCGCACCTGGTGCAGGCGTTTCATGAGCGCGATGCAGTGCATGAACTCGGCAGACACCCGCTTGGTCTCTAGCCGAGTGCCCATCGGGTCACCCGGATGGCTTTTGTACACGTGGAACGCGATAGGCCGGCCCCATGCGTTGCGCTCGACACCTTGCAGGATGTTGCGCGCCGGATCGTTGAAGTCCAGGGGCACCAAGTCGGCTTCCAGCATCTCGAAGCTATAAGGCACGGCAGTGCCGTGCTCGAAGTACGGCACGGTGCCGATCAGATCCTGATAGAACGCATCACCGTCGCGGAACCAGCTGCGTGCAAGCAGCTGCTGGCACATGCCGTAGTCGTGCGTCCGGGTGGCCTCGGGCGCGTCCCACCAAGCGTCCCAAAGGTCATCCAGCTGCAATGCCAGTTCGCGGTTGATCGGCTTTCCGGGAAGTCGAGGTGCTGATAGCACGTCGATGCCTGCACCAACAGTATTCTGGACTAGGACGTTCAGCGCGTTGTCCGCCAGATCCAGATCACGCTCCAGATGGCGGGCCTGATCGCGGAGCTGGCGCGCATCCATGCCTGCGATGGCATTGCCGCTGCCCCAGTCCCTCGCTAGCTTTCGGTTTCGCGACGGGCGTGTGACTTCGTGCGCGCGGGCGATTACTGGGGCCATCTGAGCCCGCGCCGATTGAATGGCGCGATCGGCGCCGAGAGCGGCACCCAATCGTGCCTTGGCGATCTGCGCGGAGGACATCAGGTCACCCCACCGAAATCGGCGTTGGCCCAGCGTGCCCGCCGACCGGCGACCGCGCCTGCACGCAAGACCGCAGCCTGCCACTCTTTCCGACCGGAACGGATCTCAGTCAGGTCTGCTCGGGTCAACTGGCGATCACCGATGCGAACGGTCTGGCCCGAAAGGACGGCGACCTCCGCGTCGATGTAGAAATCCAGCATTTCCTGAGCAGTCTTCATGACTGCCTAGGCTAGAGACTGACCCGCGCCATCGCACAAAAAAAATGGCGCATCAAACTAACAATGCACCTGAAACACATGGGCAAAAAATCCAAGATATGACAGAACTAAATTAATCTCGTCACCAGTACAAAGAATTCAGTCTCACGACCGACGGATTGGAAATCTCCCACGCGACAGCTTGGTAGTCCACCACAGATGACCTAGGCGAACGCACTGGCTGTGCTGGATGAAGCCCGTAGTACGAGCACTCGAAAGATTGCGGCAGGCTATAGCCCAGATCCCGAAGCAGGGTTATAGCACTCCCAAAAGCCTGCCTGTGAGGAATGATATTGGACTTCATATGCAGCTTTTTGTGTTTACGACGACCAACACCATCGTTCAACTGTTGAGCTACAAGCACATTAAATGGAGGAGCGCTCAATATAGCCCTTACTTGCTTTGCGCCCCCAGCCAACAGAAAAATACATACCGCACCCGGATCTACCTCCTTCATGACTGCGAGCCTAAGTATGTCCTTGAACATATTGGTCGGAGTGCAATGCGAAGAATTCGCCCACTTGGCCTCGACAAGGATGTCTGCCCCCGTTCTCGCCGCAACGTTCGCGTCGGGAATCAGAGCGAAATCAGCGCGCAACAAAGAACCACCGTTCGGATTGAGCGCCAAGTGCGGAAACTCGGCATGCACTCGGGTTCTCGGCACAGATCCGGGAAATGAACTCAATACATCCCCCACTGCAGCCTTGAATGAGCTTTCGGAAAAAAGCTCCTTTCTAAAACAGCAATTCTCATAGTGGAGCCAGCTACCAAGAGCCTCTGAAATCCGTCGCGCTGCGTGCATCCCAACCTCCTGTCAGTCATCATTGCAAGCCCTGACGATGCCAGATTTCCCGCCAGGAACCAAACGGTACAAGTGTCGCAATGACACCCCCGCCTCCTTCGCCACGTCCTTCGGCCGCGCGCCACTTGCCAAGGCCCTGTGCAACCGCTCGACCGAAACGGTGCGTTTTCTAGCCGGGAAGTATGGCTGCTCTCCAGCGAAGCATCGCATTACGGCCTCTACAAATGGCTCAGCCATTTTCTGGCTTATGCCTATATCTTCCTGCATCGCGTTCAGTATTCGCTCGCGCAGCTCAGCTGCCGTTTTACTAGGCTTGTTCATCCGATGGACCATCCTTCGCGAGCCAATCCGCTGCTACGCGCCCGGGCAGGCTGCGTTCCACGCGAAACGCTTTTCACATCGGGATATGCTGGCGCAGGAGCTGTTTCACGGGAATCCGTGTTGTTCACCGTCAGCAACAGGCGGGCCTCCAGAACATCCCAGTCTGCGCGCGTGTAGCGATGCAGACGGACCTCTGGATGATGCGCGGCAGCGTAGGCATAGACCCAGGTGTCCAGCGGCTCGTTGCGTGTAACCCTCTTCTCAAAACGGTTCTTCACCGGGTTGTAGACCTCCGACACCAAACCGGGGAAGTACTCATCCGGCAGCTCATCGCTGAAGTGCACCAATCGCAACTCGGCGGCGCGCTCTGCATCGGCAGAGAGGCGGCTATACAGATAGTGCTTTGCAGCCACGGTGCCGACGTGGTGAATGGTGATGCCACGCTTGTCCGTTTTTCCGTTCCAGGTCACGTCAGCCAGCTTGCCCTTCGACAGCACCGGGGCGTTGTTAGGAACGGCACCGAAAATACACATGGGTCTGGTGACACGCCGCTGGCGAACGTAGTTCTTTACCGCCTCCGTGCGGTGGCCACCGGCGTCAATAGCGACCGCCATCGGACGCAGAAGAGCGCCGTCCGCTCGCTCGATGGCGCGGTTAAGAAGGTCCGTCAGCGCAACCCAGACGGCATCCTCTGCGGGATCGCCCTGAAGTTCCACATAGTCCAAGGTCCAGGCGGTCATGCCACGCCCCCAGCCAATGGTGTGGACCGCGAGGCGGCCATCTTGGGTATCGACACCCACTGTGACCGCCAGCACCCCGAGCGGAGCCAGGCGCAGGGCGTAGGGCTCGGCGCGATCCTTGATCACGTTGTGCTTGACCGCGCGCATCGACGGGTCTTCCCACGTCTCGGCCAGCCGGTCGTTCACGAAGGTTTTGAGGGAGGCAGGATCGCCCTGCGCCTCCAGCCACTCCTTCACCAGGTCCAGCCAGCGCGGCCCCAGGCCGAACTGGTAGTACAGGCAATTGATGGTGTAGCCGCGAATCGGCGAATCCGGGTTGGCAGCCACCCAGCGCCCGTTGGCAATCATGTCGGTCTTGAAGTGTTCCTCGATGGCGACGCCACATTCGCAACAGGCGTACCACGCGTGGCTCCTGTCGGGCGACCACACCAGGCCACTCCACTGCAGCGCCTGGTAATGACCGCAGTGGGGGCACGGCACGTGATACCGGCGCCGGTCGCTCTTGTCGTACAGCTTCGCGATCCGGCTGAGTCCGGCGATGCCAGGTGTACTGATGTACTGGCGCTTGTAGGTGGTCGGGAAGGACGACGTGCGGCCATCCAGCATCTTCACCGGGTCGTCGCCGGTGGAGAGCTGCTGGGGCGCTTCGTCGATTTCATCCACCTGCAGGTACTTCACCGTCGAGGACTTCAGGCGCTGCGGGCTGCCCATGTGCTCCACGAACAGCTGGCCACCAGCGAAGTCCTTGAAAGTGCGCTGGTTGGCGCTGTCGCGGCTGGCGGTGCTAGTCAGCGCCTTCTTGACTGCTGCGCACACCTCGATCATCGGGTTGAGCTTCTGGGCGATCCACTTGTTCATGGACACCTCACCCGGCAGCGCATACATCATCGGGCCCGGCGCATAGTCCATCCAGTAGGCCATGGCATTGGTCGCCAGCTGGCTCTTGCCGAACTGGATCGGAAACATGCAGACCTGGTCATGCACTGGGCTGCGGGCAGACATGTTGTCCATCGGCTCACGCAGCGGCGGGTTGCGATCCGTCACCCAACGGCCAGGTTTGCTGCCGCTCTTCGTGGACAGGCGCATGTGCTCATCGCACCACTGCGACACGCTCATGGGCCGCCGCGGCTGGAGCGAGCGCGCCAGCACCGATGCCAGGCAACTCTGTGCCTCCATCATTCCGCTGCCTCCGCAGCTTTGGCCGCCAACGTGCGGAAGCCCTGGCTCAGTTCTTCCAGTGCGTGGCTCACCTCATCCCACACCAGCCGCCGGCACCCAGCCTCATCCAGCGTTGCAGCCAGCTGCGGCGCCAGCGTATCGGCCAAGCGCTCCATCGCTCCCCGGAACGTCGTTGCGTGCTCAGCGAGGAAGGCTTCCACGTCAGCGCGAGGCAACAGCAACCCCAGTTCCTTCTGCAGCGTGATATGCGCCATGTGCGCGTCGGTCTCTGCCTTGTCGGCCAGCGCCTTGGCCTTGCGCGCGGAATCCGGCGTCTGGGGACGGCCCGGGCGTGCCGTTCTGGCGTCGGCGTCGTCGTCGCCATCCTCATCCTCGTCATCGATATCGGCGTCGAGGTCATTGGCGCCCTCCCCGCTCCCCACAAGCGAGCTACCACGCTCATCGGCATGCCGCTGAGCGACACCGGCATACACCGGGTCTGCGGTGCGAGCGTAGAGCTCCAGGGAGGCGGCCTTCAGGAATCCCTTGCCGCCAGCCCCCACCACCACCCTGCCCTTCTTCCTCAGCTCGACCACGTAGGACGGCTTGCAGCCGATCAGCGAGGCCAGCTCTTTGCCAGTGATCGTCAGGTCTTCCTCAGCCATTGATACCCCCTACTCCATTCCCTTCGAAGATCGTTAAAGCGGAAAATCGCGCGCGCGCGAGCATGTGCGGGCTGTGCGGCGGCGTGTGCGGGATGCGATAGCCGCTGAATCGATGTGGCACAAGGCGTGTGCGGCGTGTGCGGGATGTGCGGTCACCTACATACGCACGCGAGGCGCATTGCGGTGTGGCAGCGAGACACCCGTTCGCGCCCGCGCCCGCCCATGTAGCCCGATGCCCGCACGTCCCGCACACGCCTACTGCCGCAAGAGATTCAGGGCAATTCAATGCCCGCACCTCTGCCCGCACATCCCGCACACACCGCACATTGAGGGGCACAGTGATCACGCACGCCCCTTGTAGTCGGAGAACATGCGACGGAAGAACACGACCTGGTCTCCCAGCCATGCTGCCTCTGTCTTCCCGTCAGGCACGGTGCAGTTGCCGAGCATCAGGAAGCCGTGAGGTCCGTTCACGCTCTGCTCGATCTGGTAGCGCTTGCGCGCCCGATCGGGATGGGTGATCTGGCGCTTGCGCACCAGCGCATTGATGAACTTGGGCGAAGGTGCTGGGCGCGGTAGACCCTCTCGCGCGCACCAAGCCTTGTAGACCTCGTACCACTCCTTCGACAGCGCAGGCATGGGCTTGAGCCCGGGGATGTCGTCGCCGTAAAGCTCATCCAAGAACCGCTGCGGGCTATCCTGGCTCAGGCCAATCAGCTCCTCTTTCGCCTGGGTCATCGGCGGGTTGGTGCCATTGGTGAAGCCGGTCAGATCCACCTGCAGCAAATAGTGGTGCAGCGCCGCCGTGGCGCCATTGCGAATCTCGGCCAGCACCTCGGTGTAGAACTCTTGGCTGAGCTTGTCCGGCGTCCAGATCACCGCGTGGCGACGGTCATCCTCTTCCAGCACGACCGGCATCGCCTCGTTCGAGAGGAACACCAAGTTGGCATGGTTGTCTTCCTCGTAGGCCTGAATGTTCTTCGGGTTGATGCGGATGCGGTCACCCGTGATCAGCGCCTTGAGCTTGTTCTTCAGGTGGTACACCTCGGTGCGTGCAACCACTTCGTCGGCCAGCAGGAACAGCTTGCGGCTCGCCCAGTCGTTGAACTTGTCTTCCAGCGCCGCCTGGTCAAGCACCCGGCCGTACTCACCGTAGAGCTTCATGTACTCATCGAAGAACATGTTCTTGCCGGTGCCCTGCGGACCATGGATGACGATGGTCGATTTCATCTTGGCGCCAGGGTGCTGCAGCGGGTAGGCCAGCCACTTGACCACCCAGTCGTACAGCGCCTTCTGGTTAGCCTCGTTGCCGCACATGTGCCAGAGCAGCTGCAGCAGACGGTCGCAGTTGCCCTCCTGCGGCACCGTCGGCCAACCGCCAAAGAGGTTGCACGTCACCCCGGGCTTCTCGCATGACGGGTCGAAGTCCACTTCCCGCACCCGCACGATTGACCGATCCGAATGCTCCATCCACGCCCGGTGCAGTTCCTTGCGCACGCATGCATCGCGCATGTCGCCCAAGGCAACCAGCATGTGCTCTTTGTGGTCGAACACCGTGCCACCCTGCCCGTAGACCAGAGCGAAGCGCTCAAGCAGCTCGTTCAGCGAGTGGATCGGGGCAAGACGATCATTCCCCTCGCCCCCGTCGCTGGTGATGGAAGGCGCGCGTTTTTCGGCAGGCACCCGCCACGACAGCTCCGTAAGGCGGGCCTCGACTTGGGCGCGAACGACATGCAGGCCTTCCTCGGCGTGCAGATCGTTGAAGTCGCTGACCTTGCGGCCGTTGTCGATGAAGCGCTCCCGCCTGGCCGGCTCATCGGAAAAGAAGGGGTGCAGCACCGCTCCGCACACGTCCAGCGCCGCGGCCTCGGCACCGAGCAGGCCTGCATTCGACGCGCCGTGCGGCTGCGCGCACGATGGGCAGAACTGCGGATGGTCGGCCAGCACCAAGCGGCTCTTGCAGTGACGGCATTTCTGCAACACGTCGTCATCGGCGCACAGCAGCATCTTGATGCCGCGATAGCGCTTCGCCAGCGCCGAGGCGACGGCAAGCAGGTTGCCCGCATCGAACGCCACGGCAACCGGGTAGCCCGTCGCCATGTGCAGCGTGGCCGCAGTGGCATAGCCCTCGGCCACCAGCAGGATCCACTGCGGGCTTCCGCCGATCAGGTGAAAGTGGCCCTTCTTGACCATACCGGCCGGCCAGTACTCCTTCGCTGGCTTGCGCCCTGCCGCAGCCAGCTTGGCGCTGCGCAGCACCTGCAGGCCGTGCACCTGGCCGTTGACGTCCAGCAGCGGAACAAGTGCCGCGCCGGTAGTGCCGTAGCGCAGGCCAAAACCCTGCACACCCTTGCTGACCAGGTAGTCAGCTTCGCCAACGGCGTTGGCCTTCGCCCAGGCCGACGTTGCCCGCGCGGCCGCACGCTTCGCTTGGCTCTGCCGGGCGGACTCCGCCCGGCGACGATCCTCGGCCAACCGATTGCGCAGCGCTTCCCGCTGCTCATCGGAGAAGGTCTTGTCGCGCTTGCGCAGATCGACCTTCGTTGCGCCGTTCTCGTTGCCGTGCCAGACGCCATACGTGCCGACGACCAGTACTTCACCGGCAGAGGTGTTCAGTTCGTGGAGCGCGTACCAGCCGCGTCGCTCGCGTGAACCCTCGACCCGGCAGCGGACCATGCGTCCGGTGGTGTCCAGTTCTGTGACCAGCAGGCCAGCGGACTGCAGCTGCTGCAGCACATCCACATAGTTCTCAGACATTCAGTAGTTTCCCGAGCCGCTATCTACCCAGGAAATGCGCGTCCGAATACCCGCGTCCGTCAGGTCCAGGGAGGACCCATCGCTGGTATCGAGAATGCCTCTCAGCACCAGGGCGGATTCAGTTGCGTAGGCAGCACGCGGCCTTTCACAAGCCACCCGGGGGGATGGGGCCGAATCAATGCTTGCGTGGTACATCAGGATTCCCCAAAGGCAGGCAGTGCTGCCGGTTGTCTTGTTGCTCTTGTTGTTGACGGAGGCGCTCGCGCTCTGCCAATGCTTCGTCACCTACCAGCCCAGGCACCGCATCGGTCAGGGCCAGGGCCGCGAGTTCCATGGCCTGTCGTGCGGCTGCGCTGGCCGGACCACGCCTTCGATATCTGGATCGATGGGCGCGGTAAATCGCCATGTCAGTCCTGTGCCCCAGGCTTACCAGCTGCACGGCAGGCGTTTCGCTCCAAGCGGTAGCAGAGCCTGCGCACTTCTCGCGTCAGATCCTGGATTCGATCTGCCTCGGGGACGGTCAGCTGCTGATCGGCCAAAGCGTCGATCCCCGCCCCGGCCAGCGCCCCAGTCAGTTTGTGCAACTCAAGCAATTTCGCTTGGATAGCGGCGAGCTCGTCGGGCCAACCGCCCTTAGGCGGCGGCGGGACATAATCCACCATCAAGCTGTACTGGCCTGCGAGCGAGCACACCCAGTCAGTGGCAATCTCCTGAGTACCGACGAACAGCAACAAGTAGTCCGTCAGGATCTCAGCCATCTCCATCGAAACCGACTCACCATCGATACCCCTGAGCTTCTTGCGTAACGTCTCAGCGGATATCGACTTGCCTCGGCGCTTGCTGATGTGCGCGGCCGCATCCTGCAGCCCACCAGGCGCACGGGCAACCGCGTTGTTTAGCGCGTCCCGCCAATAGAGGTCTGAGCGCAGACAGGTCATGCTTCCCCCTGAAACACGCTATCGATCATCGTGGGAATGCCGGCAACATCGCGGGCAGAATTCCACCCATGCCAGAGATCATCAGCTTCCCGCAGCGCATGCGGTTCACCGCGATCCGCGCATACGATGCGACAGCCGGCCTTGGCGGCGTTGTTGCCGTTCTTTTCGGGCCCGAGGATGGGGCACGGGCGCACCGTCACCTTCATGCGATCTCTGCCGACCAGATGTCGGGCCGGATCGCAGACAGCGAGAGCGGCTCGCATTCAAGCGAGCGGCTGATCTCGATAGACGCCAAATGAATCTTGCGCGCCAAAGTATGGCTGGGCTTCTTGTTCCTCCAGCCGGTTGCGCACTGCCACAGGTAACCCTCAGAACTGCCGGTCAGGGCAGCGAGGCGCCGCTTGCGTTCGGGATCCGAGATGAAGGTGAGTAGGTCCATAGGGCTAGTATTTAGCCGGGAGCTAAACCCATTTGTCAAGCAGGCAGCGAAACACCCATGTTTAGCTACTAGCTACGCTTCCAACATGGACGCCATAACTGCCCGACACCTCAACCTTCAAGCCCTGGTTGCAAGGCTCAAGCCCCAACTTGGAACGCAGAAGGCGATTGCCATCCACTTGGATATGGCCCCCTCCTACCTGAATCAACTTCTTGGCGGCAAGAAGCTGGGTGATGAGGTCGCCCGCAAGATCGAGCGTGCAGCGTCACTTCCACACGGCTGGCTTGATCAACCGAGAAGCGATGAAGCCGGCGACTCTGCTCACCCCAAAGGTTCTCAGGATCTGCGAATCCAACCTGACATCATCGCGTCCGCGATCAGGCTAGTCCGGCTGACCTTCGCCAACCTCGGCATTGAAGACTTCAACAATGAAGATGACGGTACCCCGTTGGCTTACGCCTACGAGTACCTCTACCAACGAGGCGAGGCGACGGTGACCCCCGACAATCTGATTGATTTCAGCAAGGCGCTGGCACAGAAGCTCAGGGAGAAAGATGGAGAAGCAGAAGAAGGAGCCCCCAGCCCCGGGGACACTCGAAGCGTTGGCCGCAGTGATCGCGCAACGCGTCGCAAGGCGTGACGTAGCGAAACCTAAGCTCAGGCTTGTACCTGCACCTAAGCCATCCGTCATCGACAGGGTAACCAGGGATAGCATTCTCCGGCGCATTCGCTGGCTGAGAGATCTCTACAACCTGGGTTGCCTGATCGACCAAGCTACGTTCAATGAGCCTGGCATCGATTGCCTTGATGACGAGGCGTTGATGCAACTACATCGGCAAATGGAAGCTGCGAGGGAATGCTGCATGGAAGGTGTCCCGCTGGATGAAGCGGGATTTATCAAAGATGTATCGATCCGCGACTGCTGACGACACAGTTCGCAGGTGGGCGCCAAACGTGCCCACTTCAGTTCGCCGGACTGGTTGCCAAGTGTTTTTCTCGCACTGCCCGTTCCCGCTCGCCCCGCTCAGTTGCGCATCGCTGGCGGGCCGCAGCCATCTGACTGTCCGCCGCAATTCGTTCAGCGCTTTGAGCTTGCTGCAGGCTCGCGATCTGCGAACGCAATCCGGAAGCGTAGGTCGCACCCGCAAGATTGTTCTTCGCCGTCGCAAGCTGTCTGTTCAAGTTGGCGAGCTGGCGTGAGACCTCTTGGTTGCGCGCATCGACAGGCCCGTAGATGCGCCGCTGCTCGCCTGAAACACAGTTCCGCTCGGCAATGCCAGCATCGGCAAGCTCCGTCGTTTGATACACCGCCGCGCGGTTCGCGGCCTCACCAGCGCTCTCCGCCGATGCTCGATTGGAACGCAGCTTCATCGGCTCAGCCTTCGGAGAGCACGGCTCTTGGGAATAGACGGTCTCCCCTGCCCCTCCTTTGCACTTGTAGACCTGGCCTGCAGCCGACTGCGAGGCCACGACGGCCACAGCAGCAAAAAGCACCCTACTCAGCATTGCCGCCTCCCTGGCTCATTGCTCGCAAGCAAATTAGCCGTAGTTCCCCCCGCTTTTCCAGACCCTCCCGAAAAATTTAGCCGTCAGCTATTGCATTGACAATTTAGCTGTGGGATAAATCGCCCTGCCGGCTCCACAGCCGGCGGGCGACCGGCGGGTCGCCGCTGCCCGGCAACTCCCTTTGCCCCGGCACATGACCCGCCGGCGCCCTCCTTCTGACAGGAGCGCGCCATGTCTCACCGCTACGCCTATCAAAGTCCCTGCGGGCTGCCGCCTCTGGCCGTGAAGGCCATGCTCGCGCTGGCAGCACGCGATCACAGGACCGCCAGCACCCTCTGGGTTCGCAGCAAGGGCGAACACAGCCGCAACCAGCTCCGCCGCTCGCGGCGCATGGGTGTTGCCAGCCTCCGCCTGGAAGCCTGCTCACGCGATATGTCGGCCGAGGTGCGGGCATGAGCGCACTCCTCACCAAGACCCACCACCTCTGGTGCTTTAACTGCGACCAAAACAGCCCGGGAGCTGCGAGCAGCGACGACTGCGAGGATTCAGCCGGGCGCGAAGGTTGGGTGCTTGGAATCGATATAGACGGCGGCGGAGGAGCGCAGTACGCCTGCGCCGATTGCGCGGAACTGCTGGATGAAGCCCATCCGGTCAGAAGCCTGCGAGCGATGCGGCAAGAGATCAGCGGCGGTGGGGCATGAGCCGGCGCCTCCGCCTCGCCTGGGCAACCGTCGCGCTGGTGGCCGCAGTCGTCGTGCCGCTGCGCATTGCTGAGATCCACCAGGCGCACAGCGACCGCGACGCAGGAAAGCCGCGCTGGGCAACCACCAGCACGGTGAGGGGCTGATCATGCGTCAGACCTCACGCCCCCTGCCGCCCTCGGTACCGCTCTGCGGCCAAGGCCATCACCCACAGATCGTGACGACGGAGGGCGCGCCCACCGGACATCGCCTCGGCGCGCCCTGCCCGCCACTGCTGCATATCGAGTGCTACCGCTGCGGCGTCGCCACGCGTCCGGTGCCGCTGGAAAAGGCTGCGCTCGCCGAACTGCGCTGGACCGATCCCAGCCTCTCGCATCTGCGCATCCCGATCTCCCACCTCGCACGCCATCGCGGCGAGGTCCTCGCCGAACTCGCGGCCGAGACCCCTTCCACGCTCATCGCAGCCTGACCAGGAGACAGCCCATGCAAGCCCCTCTCAAGCCAAAGGAAAAGGCTGCCCTGATCGCAGCCTACGGCGCACCGAACTTCACCCTGCGGCGCACGGCGTTTGGCTTCGCGCCGATCAACCACCCAGAGAAGGTCTTCACGCGCCGGCTCATCAACTGGCTGCATGAGCGCGTTCTCGTTCGCTTCGATGATCGCGATCTCCCGCGAGCCGTGACCCTGACCGAGCGCGGCCTCGCTGAGGCGCGGACGCTGGTTGATACGGCACGCAACCGGGCGCTGAGCGCATGAGCGTGACAAGTGCGCTGCCCGCCGAGCAGCAGTTTGCGACCGGTCACCAGGGCGAGTCGCTTGTCCTGATGGTCTGCCAAGGCTGGCTGTGGGCGGGCCTCTACAGCGCCGCGCCGCGCGAGACGCTGCTGCAGGTCGCGGCCAGCGCCAGCCGGAGCGTGGGGGTATCGCACCACTCGCTGGCCCTCGGCGGCATCACGTTCCCACTGAACCGACTGGCTGCACAGGCCGCGCACCGCTGGCTTGATCGCCAGGGCGTGCGGATTCGGTCAATCCCACCCATCAACCGCGCTACGCGCAGCACGCGAGGAATCCGCGCATGAGTCGTTCTGTCGTCATCTACGGGCCGCACCTGTGCGGCAAACACGCAAACGCGCAGGAGCTGCGCGAACACTACGGCCTCCGAGCGGTAATCGAGGACTGGGACGGCCACAGCAGCTATCCGCTGGAAGACACGCTGGTACTGACCGAAAACCCGGACGCCATAGCCGACAGTTCGTCCAAGGTGATGCACCACGGCCGGGCTATGCGCAAGCTGCTCGCAGGAGCGCGCGCATGAGCGCCCGCCCTCAGCAGTTAGGCCGCGCCGCCGAAGTGCGCAACGTCCTGGGCAGATTCCCCCAGGGAGCAACGGTTGAACAGATCAAGGCCGCTGGTCGCATCAACGCGTCCAATCAAGCCATCAGCTACACGCTGTCCGGGTTGGCGCGAAGCGGCCAGGCGATGTGTCACCGCTCCGGCGTGCGCGGCATCTGGCGCCTTGCAAGCCATGTGCAGCACGCGATCGCCCCGCTGCGCGCAGCACCCGCACGGGACCGTTCGGCAGTGGGGCAGCTCACCGGTGTCAGTGACGCAGCAACCACAATCCGGCACCGGGAAGTCGACCGTCAGCAACTTGCCGGCGACGTGGACGCATTCCTCGCGGCGGGCGGCCAGATCGAAGTGCTGGGCCATACGCCGCTTCGGCCGGCGATGGGCCGGCACGCGGCCAACTACGGCGGCTATGCAGAAAGGATGTTGGCCCATGACCCCCACTAAGGTCCCGACAGCGGTGGCCGCTGCAGTCGAACCAGGAAGGCCGGGGAGCATCTATTCCGATGGCCCGGTGTGGCACGCCTTTGGCAACAGTCGCGCCGCTTACCACGTTCTTCCACGCCGCTCCCTGCAGTCCATGCCTGTTGAGTGGCAGGAGCAGTATGTCGCCCTGATTGCCGAAGCCCGCGCACTTCTGCCGAGCGAAGCGTTTCCCGCTTACCAGGTGATCCGTCTCAACGACGGCATGTATGCCCGCGATCCCAATCGCCAGTACCGGCGTTTACCCCCCTTCCCACTTTGCCCGGCTGGCGCCGCACCCGACGCCACAACGGCGCCGCTCGCTGGCGCATTTGTAAACACCGACATCCAATTCGAACAGGCCCACCGATGACCGCGAATCTCACATCTCTCCCGGCCAACTGTCCGGTTCTGCGCGACGCATTCGACACGATCAATGCAATCGCCGTCGAGGCTGTGTGGCTGCCGAACCAGGCAAAAGCAATCACTATCGCCCAGGCGCAGACCGCTCTTCGTGACTTGCATCACCGCCTGCCCCGCCAACAAGACCTCCGGGTCTTCGAAGCCGCGGTCACCGCTTATTGCGCGACGCTGCGCAGCAGTATGCAAGACGGTGACACGCCGCTCTGCGATGCCACCCGCGCCCGGCTGGCGCAGGCGAGCGAACTGCTGGAGCTGGTCAGGAATCAGACCCGGACCGTGGTGGACCCGGCTGACCCGTGGCGCGGTCTGTACCACACGAATCGCCTCCCAGCGCGCAATGCCGACGGCGAGATTCACTGTCACCCTGACGTGCCAACGTGGAGCGATGGTCGCGAGGCTTCGCTGCGGCCTTTGTTTCTCGCGCAGGGCTTCGACCTGCAAGTGACGTTCGGCGACTTCACCGAAGAAGCGGTGGAGGCCGGCGACCATCGCTACTGGGACGAGATGCGCGCGTGGCAGCCCGTGGGCCCCGGTGCGGATTGGCGCTTGGTGTGGCTGGGTGATACTGAAGACGGCCCCGCTGCGTGGTTCGTGCGACCGCTGGGCGCCGAGGCGATTGTCGCCTGGGAGGCAGCACATGGCTGATGGCTCCGGTGGCTTCCACTTCCCGTTGCATGACCTGAAGTCACGGCTGCGCACGGACGAGATCGTCGTTGATCTGTTCGCCGGCGGCGGCGGTGCCAGCCACGCGATGGAGACAGCGCTGGCTCGAGCGGTGGACATTGCCATCAACCATAACTCCTGGGCTGTGGGGCTGCACTCTGCCAATCACCCCTTTACCCGCCACCTGTGCCAGGACGTGTGGGAAGCCGACCCGCGCCTCGAGTGCGGCGGCCGACCTGTGGGCGCACTGCATGCCAGCCCGGACTGCACGCACTTCAGCCAGGCCAAGGGCGGTCAGCCGCGCAGCCGAGCAACTCGCTCGCTTTCGTGGGTTGTGCCCCGCTGGGCAGGCACAGTGCGTCCGCGCATCATCACGCTGGAGAACGTGAAGCAGATCCTGAAGTGGGGCCCGCTGATCGCCAAGCGCGATAAGGCCACCGGCCGCGTGATCAAGCTGGACGGGACAGTCGCCGCTGCCGGCGAGCGCGTGCCCTTGGACCAACAGTTCCTGATCCCGGACAAGAAGCGTGAGGGCACCACCTGGCGTCGCTTCGTCGCCGTGCTGCGAGCGCTCGGGTACCAAGTTGAGTGGCGTGTGCTACGGGCCTGCGACTACGGCGCCGGGACCACACGGGAGCGGCTCTACATGATCGCTCGGTGCGATGGCGAGGCCATCAACTGGCCCGAACCGACCCACGGACCAGCCCGCACACTGCCGTACGTGTCGGCGGCATCCAGCATCGACTGGTCCATTCCGTGTCCTAGCATCTTCGGCCGCAAGAAGCCGCTCGCGGCCGCAACCCAGGCGCGTATCGTCCGAGGCATCAGGCGCTTTGTCCTGGATGCGGCCGAGCCGTTCATCGTCCACGCCACCCACGGCGGGGAGCGCCGGCCGCACGGGATTGGCGAACCGATGCCAACGATCACTGCTACCAACCGGGGCGAGATGATGATCGTGTCGCCCACCATCGTGCAGTGCGCGAACGCATCCGCCAACGGGGTGGCCGCCGGCGGCGACCCCCTTGGCACCATCACGGCTTGGCCGCGCGGCGGCTCGCACGCGGTGGTTGCACCTGTTCTTGTGCAGAGCGGATACGGCGAGAGAACCGGCCAGGCACCCCGCAGCCTCGACATTGATAGGCCGCTGGGCACGATAGTCGCGGGAGGCACCAAGCACGCGCTCGCTGCGGCCAGCTTAGTGAAGTTCCGGGGTACCAGCGATGGCGCGGACGCCGGCTATCCGATGCCGACCATCACCAGCGGCGCTGGCGCGGCGCGGCCGGCAGGTGCCGCCCATGCCCTGGGAGTCATGGCAGCGTTTCTGGAGCAGGCCAACGGCGGGTTCTACCAGGGTGCCGGCAGCGCCGCCGATGAGCCCATGCCGACCATTTGCGCCAACGGCAGCCACCAGCGCCTCACGACCGCGCACCTGGTGACGCTGCGTAGGAACCTGGACAGCCAGACTACGGCTGAGCCGCTCAGCACCATCTGCGCTGGTGCAACTCACCATGGAGTGATCGAGTGTGTCCTGAACCCTGAGCAGGAAGCCGGCGCGCTGCGCGTTGCCGCGTTCCTGATGCGCTACTACGGCACGGGCGGACAGCATGGCGAACTGGACGAGCCACTGGCGACCATTACCACGAAGGATCGGCTGGCGCTGGTCACGGTGCATCTGAGCGGTGTGCCGTATGTGATCGTGGATATCGGGCTGCGCATGCTCAAGCCGCACGAACTTTTCCGCGCCCAAGGCTTTCCGGAGAGCTACATCATCGATCGCACGCAAGACGGACGGCGTGTCAGCAACAGCCGCGCGGTGGCCATGGTCGGGAACAGCGTCAGCCCGCCGCCTCTCCGCGCCATTCTGGAGGCAAACACCAGTGCGGCCACGCGGCTGCGGGGAGTGGCAGCGTGAACCTAACCTGTGCTGGGCTCCGCTGCACCGAGTTTTGCGATTATGGCGTTGTCGATGCCCGACGAGATTACCGCATCGTCGTATGCAGCCTTTATCACCTTCAGATCAGAGATCATCGCTTCAAGTACGATGCAGATGGCAGCACGATGGAGAATGAAGTTCTCTTCATTCGCCGGCGAAATCCCAGTCATGTACTCATCATTCAAAGATCGAATCATGCCAACGGACCGAGCCAGCCCCGGCCCTTCCGTTCCCCTCAAGTAGTGGAGTCGGTCGACCAGAGCATCGACAGTGGGGAATTTAATTGTTGCGAGCTCCTCAATGACATCGGAACGAAAGACGTAGTCCTGCACGAACCTCTGCGACCCAACGAAGTCGAGCAACCTTCCTTGGAGACTGGCAATTTTTTTAATGTTTCGGCTGACCTCCCCATTGAGCTGGAACAGCACCAATATTCGTTCCTTCCTATCCTTCTCGTTCTGTCGTTCGGCTTCGCTCTTGGCGATCGATACTGCCAAATTGCTTGCGCGGTTCGCTTCTGCACCCAAGCGCCAAACGAAGTACGCAGACCCAGTGGTAACCCCGACTCCGATCCAAGCCACGCAGATCCCGACCGACGCCACAGCAACAGCAGCCCATGCTCCCCCAGCCGCCCAGGCGTCCCACCAAACCACACAATCGCCCTGACCTGGCGTCATGCACGGACTCAATCCGCTCCAAAGCGTTGCCACAAAGCTCCAATCCAGAAGATAGAAAACAATCAAGCCCATATCGCACCGTCTCTGAAGTTCTGTGGGCATTCTGCCACGCGGTTCAAGCGCAAGGAGCTTGCCTATGGCTGACCAGCTGCCCACCGTCAGTCCCGTTCGCGCAGTTGTGAACGCGAAGTTCGTAGCAAGCCCTGACTCCTCCGTTCTACAGGGGCGTTTCCAATGCCAGCTGGATTGCGGGCACATCGTTATACGTGCCGGCGAGCGTGTGCATGGCACCAGGTTCTCCATCCGGATGCCACAGAGCGCGTCATGCAATCAGTGTAAGAAGGAGCCGGCCCGTGGCTGAGCGAATCCCCTACTGTCGCACTGGCGACGATATGGATCTGCCTGAAGGAAAGACCTGCGGCGACTGCGTGCATTGCCGACGCTGTACGGCGATGTTCGGCCATATTCCGGCCGACGAGAGCTGTGACTGGTCCCCGTCCCGCTACCGCGAAGCTGAAAGGAGCAGAGCTTGAGCGCCAAGCGACAGCATGCGATGGAAGAGGTTGACGACACCCTGGGTCTTGAAGGTGCCGCAAGGATGCTGCGCCTTGGCCTGGAGGCGATGAAAGACCTGGTGGACAAGGGTGAAGTGCCAGCCGTGCGTTTGAACCAAAAGCACACGGTCATGCTGCGTGAAGACTTGATCGAATTCCTGCGCTCGGAAGGGCGCAGGCAGGCAGCCGAGCGAAAGAGGTCGGCCCTAGGCAACCGAGCTGCAGCCAACGCACCAGATTCGGGGCGGACAAGATCCGCAAGCAAGTCGCGCCGCACGAAATTGCCAGACCTTCGCGCCTACGAGCAGGTCGATCACCAAAGTTGATCGGCCAGGTCCGAAGCGCGGAGGTTGGCATACCGCTTCAGCTGTCGAGGGTCGCGGTGCCCAGTGATGTTCGCGATCTTGATGTCGGTTAGCGTAGTCCTTTCGTACAGCCTGCTAGTCGCTTCGTGACGCAGATCATGGAAGCCCAGGTCCGCGCACCCGGCTGCAACGAAAATCCGTTCGAACTGGCGCGACAGCTTGCTGGACACTCGCCGCAGGGTCAGCGGGCTACGCTCGCCATCCCAGAATGGGAACAGCCGCCCGTCGAAATCGCTCTCGTATGCCGCTAGCCGGGTGAGCAGCACCGAGGTCATTGGAACCTGGCGCTTGCTCCCGTTCTTCGTCTTGTCCAGGAAGATCGTACGTCGCGCCACATCGATCTGGCTGCGCTCGATCGTGTAGATCTCGCGCATTCGCATCGCAGTTTCCAGTGCCATATCAAACATCAGCACCAGTGCATCACGTTGAGGCAGGTCGAGTGGCCGCTGACGGCCGGCAGGCTTGGCACCGGCCAGGATCTCGCGGATGCGTTCCTCCTCACCAGGTTCGAGCCGGCGATCGCGCTCTTGGTCCGTCTTCGCCTCCCCGTCGATTCTTGTAACGGCCACCTTGTCATCGGCGGTGTACGTCGAATAGCCACGGGGCAACAGGCGCAGGGGGTTCATGGGCAGCGCGCCGTGAGCGGCCAGCCAATCCAGGGCGCGCGATAGCGCCCCCACATAGTGCCGGATGGTCGAGGGCGCGAGATTCTGCTCACGCTTCATGGTGGTAACCCACTCGGTCGCCCAAGTGAAAGTCAGCTGCGGCAGGGTGATACCGATTGGCAAGCGCGAGAGCAGGACCGGCAGCAGCTGCGCGTCATCCACCGAAATGTGCTGAGCGCTCCGATACTCAGTGACCTGGTTACGCAGATCCTTCGCAGCCGCCTTGGTATTGGCCAACTCTTCAGGCACAACGCCACGGTCCATCAGCGCCTCCAGGCGCCGCACGTACTCGTCGCCCTCGGCTTCATTGGTAAAGCTCAGATAGACCGGCTGGGGCAACAAGCCCGCCCGCTTGATCGTGTACTGCCAGGAGTCGCCCCGGCGTCGTTTCGTTGCCAT